AACTCGTTACACAATTACTGAAAATGGTTTGGGTTCTAAAGCTGCTCAAATTGTTCTTGCTGCCGATAGAGGTCTGAAAACTTTGAGATATTTGTATAATAATGCAGATGCTCGTTTGATGGCTGCCGAAAACAAGGTGTTTGTTTTGACTCATTCTTTGTTCACTAATTGGGTGGATTATTTGGAAGACCAATCACTTGGCTTCATGTTGCAGCAAACTGAGGAAGGTTCTACAAAATGGCTATACAGGGGTATTCCTATTATTGTACGTCCTGATTGGGATAGAAATATCCGTGCTTATTGGGATAATGGGACAACTTATTATTTCCCTCACCGTGCTTATCTTAGCACAAAAGCAAATATTCCAATTGGAACTTCTGACGAGGGTGATTTTACTAACTTTGATGCTTTTTATGACCGAACAGACAAACAACATTATATGGATGTTGCATCTTATTTAGATGCAAAAATGTTGGAGCCTTACATGGTCATAGCTGCATATTAAAATAGGAGGAAAAAAATGGGATGTACAACAGGAATATCAGCTGATTTAATAAATGATTGTGATACGCAAACGCCGGTTGCCGGTTTGGAAGTTAAGGCATGGGCATTGAATAGAACCGACATAAGCACAATCACTTATGATGGGTCAAATGGAAATGAAGTATCAGCAATTACAATGCTTTCGACAAAACAAGCTTGGGTTTTGCAGGGTTTTAAAAAGTCGCAAAATGCAGGGCATGACATTGTAGTAGCTGAAGACATACCTTCAAGATACAAACAATTTTTCTCTTTCAAGCCCTGGGGCGTTGATGCAGATGTTGTTGAAGATTTGGATGATTTGGAAGATTTGGTTATTATTGTTGAAAACAAAAACAAAGGTATTTCCGGCGATGGAGCTTTTGAAATTTATGGTTTGGAAACGGGACTTTATAAAAGTGCAGATACAAGACGAAGCAATGATAATAATGCAATTCAATCAATCGAAATGACTACGCAGGATGGGGAAGATTCTACGGTATCAAGACACGTATTTTTTGATACGGATTATGCAACAAGCTTAGCAGCATTAGTAGCATTAGAAACTCCGGCGGTGTGATAACGGATATTGAAAAAATAAAGCGAGTTGATATTGAATTAGTGTTAGCTGATGATTTATTGACTCGCTTAGTTTTAAACACTTATTCGGCTTTATGGTGTGTTTCGCCAAAATTTTGCGAACGCTCTATAAGGTTGTATTATAGCGAATTAGTAAAAAACGGAATTAAACAATTTAAGATGAAATCGAAAAAGCAAGAATATATTTTAAAAAAAGGTGTTCGTATATATTGGAAACATGAACATTTTACAGTTTATAATATGACTGATGAAAAGGCAAAAAAATTGCTGAAGGAAAATCCGAAATTGATAAACAAATTTGAAAAGATGCCGGAAAAATTAACCGCTGCTGATTTGATTGATGCAATTAATAAATGTGAAACTATTGAGCAATTAGAAAAATTTGCAGGCGATAACCGGAGGACAGTATTCAAAGCTTATAATGATAAATTAGATGGATTTCATAAAGTTTCAAATGTAGATATTGCAGATGAAAACGGAACTGATTAAAATAGAGCCTCGAAAGGTTGTAAAAGAAAACAAGCAAGCTGGCATCATGAATAATGGTGCTGATAATGCCTATCCATCTCGGATGGAAAGAATTATCCTTGCAAGCACAACTGGCAAAGCGAGTGCAGAAATGTATGCAAACTTTTTGGCTGGCTCCGGGTTCAGTGATGAGATTAATAAAATAGTTGTCGGGGAGGTTAATTATAAACCGATAACAATGTACGATTTGCTTGAAAGGATCGTACATTCAGTTGCTTATCAAAATGGAGCATTTATTCATTTAAATATTGCTTATGAAAGTGCTGATAAATTTTATATTTCAGACGTGCAACCTTTATTATTTAAAAATTGTCGCTTAGGCCTTTTGGATGATACAGAATATACAGGCAAAATTGCTATTTACGACAATTGGGATAAATCGAAATCAAGTAAAATTGAGAAAAAGAAAATAAGAAAGGTTAATGTTTTTAACATGAAACCGGAAGTTATCACGTCCCAAATAACAACCGCCGGCGGTTTTGAAAAATATAAAGGGCAAGTTTATCATCAATTTTTAGATAATGAATATAATTATCCTTTATCGCCAATTGATGTTGCTCAAGACGATGCCGATACAGAAAGCGAAATTTCTAAGTATAAAAACGGCGATTTGCGGAATGGTTTTACAGCAAGTTACATACTTCGCCATGCTTATTTTGCAAACAAAAAAGACAAACAAAATTTTGTTGATAAAATAAAAGAATTTCAGGGTGCAGAAAATCGTGGATCTATTATGCTTATCGAAGATGACATTACTGAAGATGAGACAACCGGGATGACTGTTGATAATGGTTTGAAATTTGAAAAAATTGAGCAAACCGTTAATGATAAAATATTTATCAATTATGAAAAGTCAGTTGCAAATAATATTCGCAAAGCCTATAAAGCAATTCCAACAATTTTAATTGAATATGTTGAAGGGAAATTGGGCGGAACTTCCGGCGAAGCATTGACAGCCGCTGCCGATTTCTACAATGAAATGACAAAAAAAGACCGGCAAATAATTGAAAACATTTTCAAAGATATTTTTCAGCATTGGAAAGAACCGATAACAGATTTTGAAATTCGGCCGTTGCAGTTTGGAGACGAAGAAGAAATTATTGACATTGCGGAATCTAAACGTTTAGAATCGCAAGCAGCGTTAAAAGGGTCTGTTGGGGGTGTAACTGCATTAATGCAATTACAACAATCAGTAAGTGAAGGAACATCCGATTTATCGGCAGCCATTGCAATTGTTGAAGAAATTTATGGTATATCAAAAGAAAAAGCAACAGAGATGCTCGGAACTCCAAAACCTAAAACAGAATAAACATGTCAGCATTATTATCATTTAACCAACAACAATCAGTTAAACCAATTGCAGCGAATAATGAAAGCCGATTTGCTCAATGGTCAGAGGAAGTCCAAGAAAGGGAGTTGAAAAAATTAATTGGCACAAAATTATATCAAGATTTAGTGAACAATTCAACATCAGCAATATATCTTGAATTACTAAATGGTGGAACATTTGTTGCAAATGATTTTACATATACCCAGTTAGGTTTGCGGTATGTATTAGCATTTTTTATTTATTCAGAATATTTATCAGACTCGAAATTGCAAGATACATTTGCTGGCTTTGTAAAGAAAAACATTCCAGAAAGCCGGCAAGCTGAAATAGGAGAAATAAAAGCAAAACAAAACCGAGCAAGGCAATTGGCATTTGGAGCATGGGAGGAAATAAAATTGTTCCTTGATAATAATACAGATACATATGAATATTGGGAGTGTGCTAATGTTCGAAAAATATACCCGCCGGAAATAACAAAAATCTAATGGCTGTAAAAAATTACAAAGAATTAATCGAGGTTGATGCTATTTCACATATTGACGAAGTGCTTTTTGGTGTTACAACAACAATTTCAATATTAACTATTATTGATGAAATTCTTTATTCCGGGGATGAATTAACAATTACAAATCCACACACTTTAGAAAGTGATACATTCACTTTATCGGCTGATTCCGTTGCAGATGCAACTTCTTTATCAATTAACAGCCATGATTTTACATCTTCTTTTCCGGTTTACTCTGTTATTTCATTTGCACAGTATGAAAATATAAGGCAAAGAACAATAATAGATAGAGGCACAATAGCCGGAATGACCATAACTCCGACAACATTAATAAAAACAGATTCTATTTTAATTGATGCAGGGAATGGGAAAATAGCAATAGGCGGATCGACAGCTTCGGAGGCTTTAGATGTATATGGTGAAATCGCTATCAATGGAACATCTATTATTTATCTTCCTGACCAAGTCGCATTATTAGGCTCTGTGGTTTTTGGCACAGGTGGAAGAAACTTAGTTAATACAGCTGGCACTGATGGGAGGTATAATACAATAATTGGTATTGGTGCTGGTAATGCAATGACTACTGCTCAAAAGAATTACGCAATTGGGTATCAAGCTGCATATTCTAACACGTCTGGCAGTAATTTTCAAGCAATTGGGTATCGAGCTGCATATTCTAACACGTCGGGTGATAATTTTCAAGCGATTGGTTATGCTGCTGCATATTCTAACACGTCGGGCAGTAATTTTCAAGCGATTGGGTATTTAGCTGCATCTGCGAACACGTCGGGCAGTTATTTTCAGGCGATTGGCTATTTAGCTGCATATGCGAACACATCGGGCAGCTCTTTTCAAGCGATTGGCTCTCAAGCTGCATATGCGAACACATCGGGCAGCTCTTTTCAAGCGATTGGGTACAATGCTGCACGCTCTAACACGTCGGGCGGTAATTTTCAAGCAATTGGGTATTTCGCTGCATATTCTAACACATCGGGCAGCTCTTTTCAAGCAATTGGGTATCAAGCTGCACGCTCTAACACGTCGGGCAGTAATTTTCAAGCAATTGGGTATTTCGCTGCATATTCTAACACGTCGAGCAGTAATTTTCAAGCGATTGGGTATTTCGCTGCATATTCTAACACGTCGGGTGATAAATTTCAAGCAATTGGGTATCAAGCTGCATATTCTAACACGTCTGGCAGTAATTTTCAAGCAATTGGGTATCGAGCTGCATATTCTAACACGTCGGGTGAT